GCAAATAATTTAGCAAAATATGATATTACGTATACTATGGCTGATAAAGAGGCTGAGAGTGTACCTTTCTTGCCTATGTCACAAATATCATTCTTAAAAAGAAATTGGGTTTGGAATGATGAATTACAAACATATTTAGCTCCATTGGATCATGAATCAATAGAAAAAATGTTAATGGTATGGGTTAGATCGAAATCTATTTCTCAAGAGGAACAAATTATGGCTGTTGTAAATTCGGCTATAAGAGAGTATTTCTTCTATGGTAGGAATATTTTCGAAGAAAAGCGAATATTATTATATAATATGTGCAAACATTTGCATTTAGATAATTGGTTTGATGGATCATCTTTCCCTACATGGGATGATTTGGTCTTAACATTTAAGAAAAATTCAAATATAATTCAACCAAACCGCTATCAATTTATTGATAAATAATTTGGGGTGTTGATACATGTCCCTACTGAAAGTAAAAACCAAAAGATCAATTTAACTATAGTTACTGCTTTATAAAAATTAACACTTTACATATTGTATATTAAAGAGTGTGGATAGTTATCTTATATTTACCTGGGCGTTCACCGAAATCTCTTTTTAGAGAAGATCCTTGTTGATGATCATATTATGTACTGTGGTGCGCCATACTAATAAGTGTGAATTGGTGCGACTAAAATGCACTTACCATATCAATATATAAACAACAATTCCCGGAGTGTGAATGGGGAATTCAATCTAGTATTTCACACATGTTTAAAAATATAGGTAAAAATCAGATTTTTTGTACAACGGATAATAATTTGATTGATACTAAAAAACCCATATTTATTTATATTCAAGGACTTGATGCCAGAGTGCGTTATAAATTTACTTATATATCTGAACTTTACAGTTTTGTTCAAAATCGGTATATAAAATCTTATTTTTTATCGAAACGATCCAAATTTGATAAAATGCCAAAATTTAATTTTGGTTTGTATTATTCTGGTAAATATCTCAAGAATAAAAAGGTTGATTATTCAGTTTATGATATTACTCCTGGC